TATAATTTGATTAGAGGAATCCCTGCGTATTTATGAAATAATACGTTCGGATTGCTCTTTCAAGTCTTTATTTAGAGATTTTTCGGAATATCAATTTTATTGATGTTTTTGCTGCGTTTAGCTAGTTGTAAGGTGAACTAGTGTTCTACAAACCCAAAACCAAACCAAATTTTATTTTGCTTTCTTTTAAGTTTGTACGGATTCTCTTAGAATCCTTTGGTGTTTTAACCCAGGAATTTGGAAACAGGATCACCAACTGTTGTTACTCCAAATTTTCGCGTGCGTGTGTCGCGCGTTTACCTGTTGCACGTTTTATCTGCAATAGGTACCTTCTCCACGAGTGTGGATTTCCTGACTGATGTCTCCTAACCTTGTTTGATGACATAGATGTGTTGACCGTGTTTAAAATCACGGATCTGATGATAGTTTGTTACTAGGCTGATTGTTCAATTATGATACCGACTTTTTAGTTCGTTGAATTTTTGTCCCAGTTATAGCACAGGCGACCTCCCCTCAGATATGCAAGCATAGTATTAGTGTAATCCCCCCATACCTGGCAAACCGTAACCAGGCAAGTGGGCATATGGACGCACGAAAGGCTTCATCGACGATGTGTAACTGTATCAAATGTGGACATTTCTTTATCCATTCAGTTGCTGCTCGTTGCTAGACTTCTCACACCCCCCGGAAGGTCTAGATAGCGCATAAGGTCAAACAATATTATTCCCAGTCAGAATGATATACTTGTGAGGTAGTGTTGAGACTACCGCCGGTTCTAAGCTCTTACATTGAGCACAGGGTGCTGAAGCACCAAACCACGCCAAAACATGCATCGTACAGATTCTAATTTATTAGAGGAGTTGGCAGTGGGGGTTTCAAGCTCAGAGGTTGAGTGCAAGGTCGAGTCAAAGCTCGACAAAAACTTACCAAAGGAGATCTTGGTAAATGGTTTTGAAGGTTCGACATCGAAAGTAGTCATGTTTAACCATTTTAAGACCAAGACTGTGGCCCGTTACATTTGGGAGTATTATCGAGTATTTTATCTTCGTGTTGAAGATTCTATTTCTCATGATATTCGCAAAGTTGGACCACATGCTATTTTCAATATTGTTGATAATTTGAAAGTAGTTTTGGAGCAATTAAGTAGACGCTTCACCCATAGCGACGTTTTATCTCGCAAGGTGTTGGAGTTTTATTTGAATGAAAGGCATGCCAGAGAAGTTGCCATGATGGGTTATTCTTATGATACCTTGTATTCGAAGTTAATGCATGATATCGAGACTAACCCAGGACCATCATTGATGGATTTTGATGGGAAACATTATTGTTTTCCAAAGATTTCCAATTCAAGTCATTCCACTTCTGGATTGCCAAGTGCGCATATAGCTGCCACTGGTAATCAGTATTTTTATGAATTGGATGACTACATGATGGACCGATTTCCGGATTATCGTTATATTGATCCTGATATTGAAGAACCCCAAGATTCTATGGCTCGTTTTAATGAGTTGTATAAGATGGGTTTGGAGGATCAAGATATTGATTATTCGGATATGCCAGAACTTGAGCCTGTATACCGCTCGGAGAACGAAGATATTCTTGTTAAGGATGAATCTTCCACTCCTCATGAAGAAGCATATTTTACCGCTCTTCTTGAAGTTCTGAAGGGGAACATCAAACCTGAAGAATTGGATATTTTAGTCCCGGGCAATAAGCTTGTGGACAATATGATTCGTGATGGTTTGAGAAGTGTTCTTGAAACTCGTCCACAGATGGGTTGGAACGATCCTTTAAAGATCGGTCAGTTGTCTGAAACTCTTGAACGTATTGCCACTTCTATCGGCAAAACAGCTGAAGAAGCTGGTACAAGAGTTACAAGTTCAATTGACACTTTTACAGCTGTGGTGAGTGCCCTAGGCCTTCAATTTATTGAAGAGTTCAAGAAGCCAGTGATTGGCCTCCTTGTGTTCTTAATTGTGTACGTCATTATGGAGTGCATTAGTGAACACGTTGAACCAGGGACCATGCGTATTCTCAAATTGATTTTGGGAGTTTGCGCTGTTGGTTATGGTATGAGCGATTTTGTTATTAAGCTCGCTACCCCTTGGTTAGCCGGATTGAATGTTACACCTCAAGCCGACTGGGAGAATTGGACCCGTTTAATTTTTGAAGGGATCAGTATCGCCACTTTGGGTGCTAAGATCGAACTATCTGGTTTAAGTCGTTTTACCGATAGTTTGGCTAAGATCCAGCGTGACAAAACTAATATTGAGCAATTGATTTCAAGTGTTGTTAATTGGTTCAACGAAGTTGTCGTTGAATTTGCGCGTTTGTTTCAAGTTGATGTTACAAGTTGGTTTTTGTCTAGTGGTGAGATTGGTAATTTTCAGAAGGAATTGAATAAGTTGATGGCTGCTTATATGGCTGATCCAATGTCAATTTCTATGAATTTTGCTGATCGCGTCTCAGCATTGGCAATGCGTGTGAATGAGTACTCTGATCGTGTTGGTCTTAAGAACGTGTCCCAACGCGTTGCTATTAATCAACTTCAGAGTCAAATTTACAATTTGCAAAGAAATGTTGCTGACGCAGGTATTGATCGTGGTGAGCGATATGAACCTGGTTTAATCGTTTATGCTGGTGGTCCTGGTAGTGGAAAGACTCATATTTCAGGCTTCGCGTGTGCCGAAGCCGTCATCTCTAATTTTGAGGGTGATGAAGATGAGTCCATCGACTTGTGTCGAACCTACAAGAGCCAGATTTATGAATGGCCAGTTCCCGCCAAACATCATGATTTGTATCGAGGTGAATACGTTATTCATTTTGCTGATTTATTTTCAGCTAAGGATATGCGAGGTTCCGCTGAGAGCGAACCTCTAGCCTTGATCTATCTGATTGGTGGACAACCACTGAATTTACCCGCCGCTGAAATTTCTAAGAAGCAGCGATTGTGGGTCATTTCAGGTGTTGTTATTGCCTGTACTAACACCATTCGTATTTCTCAATCAACGTTTGACTCTATTAGTAATCCTGATGCTGTTAGACGTCGTTTGAATGAATGTGGTTGGTACATTTACTGTAATCCCAAATATGCCCAGCGTGATGCACGTGGTGATTTTATTATTGATCCTGACGTGAAGCGCGTTGTTGGGTATGAGCGGGATGACTATTTGTATGCCATGATTGATCCTAGCAAAGTTCCCAAGGTTTCCAAGACCGTTCTTGGTTGCCCAGACGATACTTATTTCTTTCGTCGTCATAACTTTACAACTGGTACTTTTGTTGATAATGCTATTTACAATGTTCCACAGCACTTTGAAGTCGTTAAACGTTATCGTGAGACCAAGAAGGCTAATGGAGAATTGAAGAGAGCTAATCTCAATGAAGCCGTTAAGTTTATGATTGAAGAAAGGATGAAGAATCGTGGAGCTGCTCAATCTTCTCCTTTGGAGCCTGTGCCTTTTGTTGTTGATCCTACTTTTGAGGAAAGACAGAAAGCTATGGCTGAGGAAGCTGTTAAGGATAACTACAGCATTCGACGGGAGATTGAAGAGCATTTAGCTCGGGAACGTTTTCATCGTGAACATGGTGCCGATGAAAGCAAGGCCGATGAAGCTCTTGCTGAGGACTGGATTTCTGCTCATTTGAAGAGGGAGAGACGTGATAATTTCACTCCCTTAGAAAAATTTGTTATGGAAGAAGCCCACAGCACTTCATTTGAAACTGCGACTTCTAACGATAAAAGTCATTTTACCACCCAAGTTTCCAACGAGGAGGAAAATGATTTGAATTGGTTTGAATTTACTTGCAATTCAGATGAAGAAATGGCGCAAATGTTGAGAACTAAGCGAGTCTTCTTAAGAGATTTGTCTCAATCTTATACGCCAGAGGTTCATACTCAGATGCGCGTTTTGCTTGCTCATGCTCGTAGTGGATGTACTTTTTCCACACAACATGATTGTAAGTATAATGCTACAAACTTTAAACTGAATTGGCCGGATAATTTTGAGCTCCGTATGAAAGCGAAACATGCATATGTTCGTTTGCTTGCTGGAGATCATAAGACTGTCCACATGACCAAGAAGTTTAAGTTTGCTCAGCTGATTGCCCTTGCTGAAATGGACTTTGAGGAAGGAAAGAACAAGATTATTTATCTGTGGTTTATGAGCTGCAGTTCAAATAAGTACTTCAACATGTTGTATTATACATGGTATGAAGCACATATGCTCTTTCGTCCTTATTGGGAGCGAGTTGAACAAACTGCTCTGCAATTTCTGGCTCAGTATCGACCTCAAATCGATATTGCCATTGGTTTCTTTGCCTATAATGTGACATGGGTGACCACTTTTAGTGGCCTATGTCTATTTTTAGGGCTACCCACTGGCTTTCATTTTATTGATCGAAAGCGTCAAGTGGCTCAAAAGAAATGGCCTTTGGAATATATCCAGCAGTTGCGAGGGCAGCATAATCTACTCCTTGAACGTTACACTGATTATCCAACATATCAGAAGTCTTACGTTCGAGAAGTTGAGATTGACTCTTCTCTCAATGAAAAATATGGGGTTCCTATTGGTGATATTTACACCATCATTCCGGTTTATCAGGAATTGGCTCCGCAAGCTGGCTGGGATGCTAGCGTGCGAACTGTCCAAAATTTTGATAAAGTAGAAGCGAACAGTTATTTGGTTTACTACTACTCTACGGATGCCAGTGGGACCCATATTCGACACCCTTGTAATCTCGTTTTTCTTGGAGAACGCAGAGGTGTCATGGTATTCCATGCTGGTGAGGCTTTTGATTTCCTAGCAGATATGCGAAAAGAATCTGATTCTTATTTGCTCCTGATTCCATTCACTTCCCAACAACTTGACGTTAGCGAGGCTCCTCACAAGATCCTTTGGTCAGATGTTGTCAAGTATATGGATGATGATCTGTTAGCAAATCATGATTTATTAGTTTGTGGATTTCCTATGATGGGTATGCATTCACGTCTTGAGAAAATGATTCCTCCCAAGAATTGTGTTGATTACCTCCGTGGGAAAAAGAACCTAGAAGGTACTTTTGTCCATAAACCAGTTTTTGATGTGTCTTACTGGAATAGAACCACCCCTGTTGAAGTGTTCTTCGATATCTCGCCTGAAGAGGTTCGCGATTGTATGTATCAATCAAAGGCCACTATTAAGCTTGGTGAAGTGGAACACAAACAGCTTGGAAGAGTTTTCAAGTATAGCAGTGTTGCCATGCGTGGTCGTCATTCACAATTCACGACCCGCGTGGGCGATTGTTCGACTCCTGGTCTCCTCACGGATGATAGGAAGAACTTCTGCGTTAACTTGGGCTATCCTCAAGCTGCCCAGCCATGGTTGATGTATTTACACACATCTCTTGATAATATCACGCCTCATGGAGTTCCCATTTATAGGGAAATGTTCCAGAGACATTTTGACGAAATGTATTCAAATGTCGCTCCTTTGGCTGAGAGAATTGAGACCATGGTTTCTGAGGTGTCTACTGTGATTGCCGAAGAGACTGGGACTGTGGCCCAACACAATCCCTTAGAGCTGCAGGTTAGTCATGATCCTGTAACTCGTCTTCACACCGCTGATCTTGAAGTGAAAGTTGACTTGAATTTTGAGTCTATGAGTTCTATTAAGAGAAGCAAGTGTTTCGGTATTGATCCAGTGACACGTTATCCGGCACGTACGAATAACTACATTGACAAGAAAACCTATCGTTTAGTTGAAGTTAAAATCAACGCTACGGAGGTTTACGGCAGCAACACCGCCGCACCTAGTATTAAGTTGTGTACAGGTATCTTGCACGATGTAGCAACTCGTATCCAGAATGATAATCCAGCCACTCAGAATCCTGAAGATTTAAGTTTTGATCAAGCGATTTTGGGTGATGCCGGTCATTGTTTAAAACCAATTGACTGGTCAACCTCTGCTGGTATTTCCTTGAGAGCTATTGGTAAAGCTTTTGGTTATACTGGTAAAGGTAAGAGTTGGATGCTTTCTGAACCGGGTGTCCTCAAACCAGAAATTAGACGTGTTCTTAAGCGTTTAGTTGATGATGCCATTGAGAAATTGGCTCGTGGTGAGAGGATTTGCAACATCTACACCGATAACATCAAAGATGAACTCCTTGCGAAGGAGAAAGTTGAAGCAGGTCGCAGTCGTTTATTTTGTACTGCTGATTTTATTTACTTGCTTTTGTCTAGGATGAAATTTGGTGCTTTTGCGGGTTGGGTTTTTAAAGGACGTATCAATAATGGTATCGCCATTGGTGTCAATGTATATGGACACGAATGGGGCGGTATATTTAATCGTCTCAATAATTTCTCTTCCAAGCACATTTTTGCGGACTATGGCAAGTTTGACAAGAGGCAGAAGGCCTTATACATGTCAGTTTGTCTTTATGGGATTCACATGTTCTATCGTGATATTCCTGGTTCGCGTGATTGGATAATCCGTGAGATGTTGTGGGAAGAAATTGTCAATAGTGTTCACATAACGACCCGTAATGGTAAAGTTTACATCTATCAGTGGGATCATGGTAACACTTCTGGCAATTTCTTGACAGCAATATTGAATTCCTATGTTAATATTGGTTTGATTCATATGGTTGCTGTCTTTGCGGTTTTGATTGATAAGGGTATTAATCCGAACCGTGCCACTGCTGCTGATTATGATTTTAAAGCTATAGCCGATTGTTTGTGTTACATCGTGCTTGGTGATGATGTCATCATTAGTGTCCGTGGTTTTCTCCTGGATTTAGTCAACTTTCATGTTTACCAAAAGATTTTGCTCCAATATTTTGGAATGGAATTTACTGATGAGTTGAAAGGAAAGGCGGGAGACGTTCCACCGTATCGTTCTCTTGAAGAGGGAAGTTTCTTAGGTCGGAAATTTCGAAAAGGCCGTTACAATGGTCATACTAGAATTTTTGCAGATTTGAGATATTATTCTGTTTTAGAACCGGTGCAGTGGATTAAGGGCATGTCGGATCCCGAGATTGAGATTGCCAAGTTTGAGTTGTTAAACTTGGAAATGTCAAACAAAACTTCCGACGAGTTCTACAGCATAGTACCGAGATATGCTGAAGAATGTTACAAAAAATACGGTGTGTTCCCACGATATACTGACTATCATCTTGCCCAAGAAAGGATGGTGAAAATCAGTTCAGACCGCTACGGTTTCGACACTTTTCTTATTGAGGACACCTATAAGAGTAGTGATTTGGATAAGCTTGACTCGCTCATCCATCTTATTGAAAGCAGTTTTTAAGCACCTATTGTTGAATACACTTGCGAGGGTTTTGCCGCGAGGACCTGCACCACAGCATAACGTGGATTCTTCTAAGACTTCTGGGGAGTCTGGAAAGAATTATGAAAACCCAAAATTTACACCACAGATGGATGATACTGAAACGACTGATTTTACAGCAAAGGTATCCGCTGACAAGCAGTCAACCACTGTCTTTTACGAGGCAGGGGCACAGATTGTCGGCGCACAATCGCAATCCACCGCGAAAGTGTCCACCTATGTCGAGCAAGAAGCCGACATTAAGTCGTTTTTGAGGAAGCCAGTTTTGATTTCTTCTGGAGCTTGGACTACAAGTCAAGCAAACAACGCTAACTTAGCGACAGGTGCTATCGCACCCTTGTTGAGCAGTGTTGGTATCTGGAAGGACAAGATTTCTGGGTTCAACTTATTTCGTGGAGATTTCATGATTAAAGTTCAGCTCAATGCTTCCCCATTTCAGCAAGGTAAGATGATTTTACACTATCTTCCTTGCTATGCAAATATGAGTGCACTAAACACCAAGTTTTTTGCGAGAGTTAACAAGCAATTGATACAAAAAGTTCAGCATCCGCATGTTGAAATTGATTGTCGTCAAACGTCAGTTACTTTTCGTATACCGTATATCGCTCCAACACATTTTTATCCTTTGAAGGAAGGGTTGTATGATTGGGGAACTTGGTATTTGGATGTGTTCTCAGCTTTGCAAACCGGCACAGCAGCGCCGGCTTCTCAGCTTCAAGCAGATTACGCGATCTATGCGTTCTGGGAGAATGTTGAGCTTGCTGCCCCCACTGTTCCACAGAGTAGTAACAAAGAGAAACGGATTAAATCTAAAAACGTTGTCTCTGAGACTGCTGAGAACTCTGGTCCTATTGAAGAGGGCCTGAGGAAAATTGGGACTTCAGCTACTATTTTTAGTGAAGTACCAATACTCAGCGATTTCGCCAAACCTGTTGAATGGGCTGCCGATCTTGGTGCAAGATTGGCTCACATCTGGGGATGGTCTAAACCGAGAGAACTAGACGGAGTTGGTGTGCGCGCCTTACAATTAGCGCGTTACGCCGGAACTGCGGATGGTCCCTCGTTGGCCTTACCGGGTGGAGTGATTGTCAACAATCGATTGGAAACTATCGACTATGCAAGTTACACGAATGAGGATGAGATGAGTTTACCTTATCTTCTCAATATACCCACTTATATGGGTGAATTTTCGTGGGCTTCCAATGCCGGTCAAGGATTCAGTCTGTTGTCACAGAGCATGGGACCTATTGCCTTTAAAAGCACGGGAACTGATGTTATCTCCACTCACACGGTCAATTATGACCTTTATGCACCACTTGGTTACCTAGCTCGGTTCTTTAAGTACTGGCGTGGTGGCATTGATGTTACATTTAAGTTTATCAAAACTCAGATGCACTCTGGTCGTCTTCAGATGACCTTTACACCTTTGACCACTATCGTCGGGACTACACCAACAGTTTCAAACTCTGCTTATGCGATGAGAGCTGTTGTTGATATTAGGACCGAAGATGAAGTGACCTTCACTCTTCCTTTCTTGGTTTACAGTGACTATCTTAACACAGTTACTGCTACCGGAGGACTCGGAGTTTACATGGGACAACTAGATGTTGATGTCCTTAATGATCTCCGTGGTCCAGAAAGTGTTTCACAAACTATTGCGGTGCAATGGTTCGTCAAAGCCTCGAAGGATTTCGAGTTTGCTGTTCCGACGAACAATTTGCCATCTACAATGCCGTATATTCCACAGGCCTCTAATGAAGAGAAGCTTCATGGTCAGGATTCGGTTCGTGAAATTGCGAGTGATGTTATTGGAAACATGAGTTTGACAGACGACGCAACAATGCATTCTGCACGTTGTATCGGTGAGAGAGTTCTTTCTATCAAATCTCTACTTCTGCGTAATAGCGCCATCAACTGCTATAAGAACAATGGATATATCCAACGGAACTTTAGTTTCCAGCCATTGTTTCTTTCAGCTGCACAAATGGATACTGGCACAGGTGTCGTCAAGACCCCCGACTTTGGAGGGGATTTACTGTCTTGGATGGCTCCTATGTACATGTTTATGCGCGGAGGAACAAACTTCATGTGGAAGGACACGGGTACCTCCACCAATAATACTTTATCTGGGAATTTTCCTGGCGCCTATAGTTATTCCGGAAATGCTCAGCCTTATGTGATTACGCCTTATCCAAGTTCTTTACTTGGTACTAATGCAAACCCACAAACGCTGATCAACACGAACGGAGTAACCAATTGGCCTGTCAATCCAGGAAATTGGACCACTGATGTCAGTGTTGCATACCAGCATGTGCCTTACCATGCTGCGTTTCCATTTACCCCAACGTATCAATATAATGGAATTGATACATTTGTTGACCCCACAATGCCTAGCTCCACTTTTACTGTGGTAGCGAAAGCAGCATTTGTGGACCCCATTCTACAGCGAGCTGTAGCAGACGACTTTCAGTTGTTGTTTTTCATTGGCTGTCCGCCAGTGGCAACTTCTTATGTCTAAGCTGCAGAGGTGAATCTTAGTTTCAAATTTTTATGAGATTCGACCAAATCCTACTCGTTGAGGGAGTTGCAACGCTCTTTCCGTATGAC